TCAATCGAATAAAATTGCCGATATAGCAGGGCCTTTGCAGATGTACCCGCTCGCCTCGGCCCATTTCGGCGTCATGAGCTTTCCGTTGGCCTTTACAAGCACCATCTTCCGAGCAGAGGTGCTCAGGAATTCTGCCGGAGCCCAGTTATTTCGCACAACGACGATAGCATTGTCGTCCGCGTTCTCAAGCATATGCTTCAGCTCTTTTACCGTCACCGTGTCACCTCCCGTTCAGTACATCGTCCAGTGCCTGCAAAAAAACTCTGGATTCCTCATTGATTCCGCCGCGACACAAAACCTTCGCAATATCGTCAAGTCCTACCAGGTACATATTCTCTTCGCCCATATACCCCTGCGGCCAGGGGACCGCATAGTAGTTGTGCGGAATAGAACTCGTGTCATAGCCGACCACAATATATTTCTGGTCTGCAACATTTTTCACCGTCAAGATAGTCCCAAGCGGTAATGCATCTTTCATGGAATGAGTAGTTGCAGGCATGATTCTCTGGATTTTCAAAACAGCACCTCCCTAATTTCAATTTTATGAGACTCGCACATTTGCGCAAGAAGACGAAACAACAAAAAAGCGGCCGCTCCCGAAGGAGCGACCGCAAAGATACGAGTCAGATATTATTCATGGGAATCAGCCTTCCTGAAATCAGAAAGTTGATTCTCAGTGGAACACTGCACGAAAGAAGTTTCCTTGCGCGGATTCACAAAAGCGTCTGTGGTCGCAAACGCATTGCCAAAACTCATATCACAGAAGACAACGTGTGCGCTCTCATCGTCAGAAGCACGAGGCGCAAAGCTGGTACATGCAAACCAATCCAATTCATCCTGCCCCTGTTCATCATAGAGATAAATGACGGGAGCCGGAATGTTGGGCGTCGGCATAGCCAGTGAGCCAACCTGCATTTCATTGACGCAGAGGTCGATGGGCGGGTTTCCATTTTGGTAATCCCACTCGGCGTAAGACTGGGCCCTGATGGTGGTGTCGCCATCATCTACCTCGATGCCAAGAGCAGCGATATCGAATGGAATACCGAGCTTCTCCTTGATTTCTTCCGGGGTGAAAGTTAGGAGCTTACCGTGTTCGCCTTGGATGTAGAGCTTCATGGCTTACTTTTCCTCCTTCTTCTTGTCGGCGTTCAGAATCTTTTCCAGAACGTCGTTGTAAGTATCATCGAGGAATCGACCGGTTTCTTCATCTGCTTCCGGAGCGGCGAAAGCACCGTCTTCTTCAGCTGCATCCTGTACAGCGTCGAAGACACCGATTGCGCCCCAAAGTTCATCGGCCAGAAGGTCATAGCCGAGGTTCTTCACTTTTGCCGACAAGTCAATCAGCAGCATTTTTTGCCGAAAGAACTCGTTCATATCCAAGCCGATGTAGGGTTTCGCTGCAGTATTGTTTTTCTGAGACTTTACTTTGAAAATGCCCCAGTCAAAGTTGCTGTCTGCGCCGTACATATACCCGGACGCAAGGCAGAAACCGTCTGCTGCACTGTCCTCAACGTTGATACCGACTTCATAATCGCTGCCGGAATCTTCGTCAAGGTCAATCGCATAACCTGTTGCCTTTTCGTACTCTGCCTCAATGTCAGTTTTCATGGCTGCCAGTAGAGCGTTGAAATCGGTATTCTGAGAAAGCAAGTTCATGCTTTCGCCTTCCTGATTTTTGATAAGAATGAACATAGTATTTACCTCCTGATAATTAAATCATGCTATCAGACAATTTGTCGATAGTCGCTGTGATGGTTTCGTTTTCCATCTGAGCCATACGCTCAAACAGATGAGACCAGTCGATGGCATCATGGACACGCATGACAAACGCATCATAGGTGCCACTGGCCTTCATCATTTCAATTTCAGACTCATAGCAGCCGGACTCCTCAAGCATGAACTTGATGTCGTCGGTTGGGTTGATTTGTATTGTTGCTTCGTACTCATTCATTTTGATTATTTCCTTTCTTTTATACGCAAAAAGGCGAACCACCCAAATGGGAAGTTCGCCTAAAGCGCATTGTTAAAAGTGTGCGAAGGGCAGGATGCCTTTTCGATATCTGTTATCTATCGTACAATTTATATCTTAACCCGTTCGCATAAATCCGCAACAAAAAACCGCTACCAAAATGGGCAGCGGTAATGAAAAATTAAATTTCAGCGCAGAACATCGCGAGCTTTTGCCACAGCAAATAGGTGCTGGTTTTCATGCGTACCTTTTCAGGAACGCCAGTGACGAGACACCATTTATGGGCAGTAGCTTTGATGCGGGGAATCTGCCGTTGTTCAGTTTCATTGAACATCTTGTTGTACATTCTGCGGCGACGTCCAGAATTCCAGCGCACGCCCTCCATAGTCTCGCAAATGAGAGCGTAGGCCAAATGGTTTTGGGCTTCTTCGTGAGTCAATGTAACCATCGTTTTCATGGCTGTCACCCTGCCTTTCTCTCATTGCGAGCCATATGCAGCGCATAATCAAGAGCATCGGGGTCGTCGGCCAAGAACTTGGTCTTTTTAAGAGTTCCGAGTTTTGGATGCTTCAGAATCATGTAGTTCCCTTTATCCTGGAAGAGAGAGCCCTTGTCATAGACCAACTCAACCTTTTCAGCGGACACTGCATAGTGGCGAATGCGGTCACATTCATCAGCATAGTTGATGGGAGTAATATAGCCGATTGGCTTGTTTTCTTCCATCCCTGTCACAGTGACCAGAAAAGCCTTAATGGTCCGGGCTTCTTCCTCTTCCTGCTCATCATAGTATTTGAACGTGATGAACATGGGAGTATCTTTCTTGTACGCATCTTCCTCAGGGCAGAGATACGTTCCACAAGAGCGGCAGAACCAGAGCATCGATACGGGCTTTCCAGTTTTCTGCGCTTCTTTTGCATAGCGCTTAAAAATCTTTATGTCCAGCTTGAAATCCTCGATGTAATGCTCAACCGTGCTTTTCACGATGAGTTTCAGAAAATCACAGATGGAAATAGCGGTCATAGTCATATTGGAAGTCATAATAAAAATCTCCTTTTTTAGTCAGCCATGACCTTGGAAACATTCATGTCATAGCGGTTGAACTTAGAAATATAGTCAAAAATGGTATTTACTTGAGCTTTTGTTGCGGTTTTGGTCTCATCCATATCGAGGAATGTATTGCCCATCGAAGGATTACGAATGGCAATCCAACCGCGTTTATATAGGAAATCGAGACCCTTGCCGCTCCAGTCATACGCCATATTGAGAACTTCATGGTCAGAAAGACCAAACACTTCTCGATTGCGCATGATGATGCGGCCAGCCAGGGCAGCGTGCTCGCCAAACTCGCAGGCATACCAGGTGCCATCGGGAGCAATCAGACCATATTCGGTCAGCTGATGCTGAATGGGTCTATCACTGATATAGCTGTTGTACAGTCGCTGACGGCGTTCAACGGATGTGCCTTTCATGTTTGCTTCAATCCAAGAGGCAAGCTTGGTCCAAAAATCGGTTTTGTAGAATTCCGGGTTGGATTCCTGCTCAGGAAGCGGTTCGCCATTGAATTCTGCAACAAGGTCTGGGTGGGTAAAAAGCCATGCACCGTTGTTGAATGCATCAGAATAACCCGTTTTTCCATAGAGGAAGCACTTGATACCGTCATAGCTGCAATCGATATAATGATGTTTTGCATTGGTGCAGAGCGTTTCATAGCTATCAGTCATAGCAAAGCGGTCAACATAATTGAGCGGATGTGCAATCATATCCTCACGAATTTGATTGACCAGCATCTTGCGTTGAAGCTCCTCAACCTTCTGCCCGAGGGAACGAACATGAACATTGTCATCGACAAGTTCAAACTCATTGACACCAACAAGTTTTTTCCGGCCTTCGATAATGTCCTGGCAAACATGCCTTTTTTCTTCCTCGTTGCCACCCATCATGCAGGAGAGCAGCAGCTCCTCACACTTTTTATACGGCTTGTCCATATTCCAGAACCAGTCACGTGCAATGGCGGTGAGGAACTCACCATCCATACTGAAATGTAGTTGTTCACCCATGTTGGGTAACCTCCCCAATTGTTATGTGTTGTTCTCGACAAAGTCTTCGCATTCCTCGCTGGTCAAAACCACGCCGAAATAGGCAACACGCTTGACGGTGGTTTCCCACACGCGAACGGTGCGTGCCATTGGCTGAACGACCCAGGAATGACAGCGCCAGAGCCCGTCTTCGGAAAGAGCATACCCCGTTGCAATAAAGCACCGCTCTTTGTTCTCATACCAGAGTCGTGCAGAATTGTAATGGCACTGGCAATCCTGACCTTTCCTCATATAGTTGCTGCCATAGAAGAATTGGCCGCGTTCAAGGATTTTGGAAGCATCTTCATCGAACATCGTCATGCAAACTTCATCCCCGCCAAAGGTGAGAATTTTGTCGTGCAGTTCCTTCATGTCACCGAGCGTCTGAGCATTGAATCCAGAAGAGGTGTTGTAAATTTGGCTTTTGGTAAGCCGCACTTTCCAATCCTCGTTCATTGGGTTCCAATGAACAGGGACCGGCATTTGGTCGGCTTCAAAAACCGGATGCTTGGCACTGTTCCAGCTCTTCATGCTGCATTCTCCTTCCGATGAGCGGCTGTGGCTTTTTGCTCTTGAGGTTTGATGACTTTGAGCAAAATACCGCAGCACTGATTCAGAGCAAAAATGCTCAAAACCAGAGTCACGATATTGGTCACGTTCAAGCTCTGTGCCAGGGCACAGACGTTCAAAAGGATTCCAAAGAGGAAAAAGACGGCGAGAAATGCAACAACGGCGTTAATTATCTTATTCATGTTCATGGTATTTTCCTTTCTGCTCACTCAATGGAGCATATCGATGATTTTTTCTACGAGTGCATCGTCTGTCACGAACTGGTTACGCCCCACAACGCCAAGGTCATTGGAGGAGAAATCCTTCATATCGGCGGCATAGCGAATCAGATTTTTGTCAGACAAAGGCTGATAGCAGCTCTTCTCTGTACAAATGTAGACACACTTGTCGTTGAGCACGTTCTGGATGTGCCCGGAACAGCCAACGCGTTTACCGTTGACGGTAATGTTGTGCAGATTGTGGGTCAGCAAAAGGTTGGTGCTTTCAGCTTCTTTTACCTTTAACTGGTTCAAGAGCTTGCGGGACAAATAGACGGTTGTTTTCATTGCGACTTTCTCCTTTTAGAAGTACTTGTAAGCGGCAGTTAAGCGTTTGCGGTACAGGTCCATCGTAGTCAGACCACCTGCATAGACTTTGCGGGAAGAGATTGCCACGTTGGTTCCCGCTTCCATATGGGAGAAGAACATCGAAAGGCAATCTTCCAAACTGTCGCTGGTAGTGAGGGTTTCATACACCGGATACGAGTATTTGGCGGCTTTGCTGTATGTGCTGTTAAGCTCATACGCGAAGAACATTACCTGTCCCGTAACGGTGTTGGGGTCATAGCCATTGCCATAACACCAGTTGAAAAGGTCTGTCTTGCGGCTGTAAGTCCATTGCAGGAGCCCATAGCCGCCATCCGAAGGGTTTTCGGCTGAAGCGTTAAGACCACTCTCCATTGTCATGCAGCCCATTACTGCAGCAGTACCGGCCTTAGAAAGACCAGCGGACCGCAGAGCTGTGTAGATTTCCAGCTCATTGTCGTCAAGATTATCTGGAATCGTTTCAGTTTTCGGCTCGGGCTCTTCGATAGCTGCTTCTGCGGTCTCAATCTGTGGTTCCGGTTCTGCAGCATCGGAAGATTCAACCTCAGCCCCAGCAGTTGTGATTTCCTCCTGTGCTTCTTCAGAGGTCTCCATCATCGGGAACGCCTCATCGAGTTCATTCACTGTTTCAATGGGAGTGGAAAACGCGACAGGTTCGGTTTTGGGAGCTATGTTTTCCTCTGCGTGTGCAGGAACAGAAAGCATAAAACCCATGCAGGCGATGATGGTAAAAATACACATCACCGCGACGACAATCAGGACATGCTTGTTCCGAAAAATGCTGTTATTATTCTTTTCGACTTTCATTTTGTGACTCCTTTTTTGTGTCTTTTCCTTGTAGCGAAAGATTGTGATTTGAGATTTGTGGTTTGTTTTGAATTCCTCCTTTTTCTGTAAACAAAAAAGGCAGGCCCATCGTGAAGATGAGTCTGCCTTGAATGAGAACAGAATTATGAATTGTACGAGCACGCAGTGTGCCAAGTAGATGTTATCTGTCGTACAACTTTTATATTATGGAATTCGCAAGGATACACAAGAGCTTTTGATGTGCTTCTTTTTCAGGCTTCGTTAAGCCACTTCTGAGTGATATCCATGAGTTGATTCTGAAATTCCGGGTCCGGCAAGGTTTTGCTGTCTGCCCAAATTGAGTTACGGACGATTGGGTAATTGTATACAATGCCGTCAACGATATAGGGCCAAAGCACCACTTCACCGCTCACAAGCCAAAGTTTCCGGATTTTGACGGGTTTTTCGTATCTTGTAAGCCAGCATTCACTGGTTACGACGGAATCCGCCACATATTTCTGCGTTTCTTCCTCGGTCAAAAGATTCGGGTCATCGTCCTTGATGTTGTACATCCGTACAATGAACGGTAACGGCATGTCCTTAGAATATTTCTTGTTCTCCCGCAGTTCAGCGAGCAGGAATTTTGAGACAAAATGCGCGATACCGATGCTGGTCAGGCAGTCATCGAGGGTGTGCCCAAGACAAATTCTTGGGATTTCCTGGTCCTCCCCTTTCATCCGATTCGTTGGTATCTGCGGGATGACATCGTCCGGCAGGTATCCGGTATCTGCCATGATGTGATAAAGAATCATTGATGTTTCCTCCTGAAATAAAAAAATAGCAGGCCCTCAAAAAAGAGAGTCTGCTTTGTTTGCACGATGAATCGTTCGTTCGAACTTGCTCCTATCGTGCGGTTGATATTTTGCTGAGTTTGCACATGCAGCCCCAACAGGCATCGTTCAGAACGTCTTGTCGTTGGGAACTTGCAGATACATCCAGGACTGTGGTGCTCGCTTAACGCCAAGCTCTCGCAGGGATACATCCAGAGATTGGATGTCAGAGACGTTCCAACCATATAGAGTGCCAGACTTATTGCCGTATGCAATCAGCTCGTTTGCGGTAAGGCAGCTGTTCTTCACGAATTGAGCGGTCTTTTCGGTCGCTTTTGTGCCAATAGCATATGCCGGGAGTTCACGCAGACAGTCGAGCGTATCGATGTCCCGGCAAACAAATGCAGCAGTTACTTTTCCGGCACCAACATCAGCTTTCGTCTCGTAGCAGAACACCACAAAAGGATAGCTGATTTCCCACGGCATGGTTTTTCGGACCTCAATGGTCTTTTCTCCGCTCAGAATCTTTTCAAGCCATTGCTTTTTGATGCTGAGAAGAACCGCTTTGTTCGAGTTGATTTCAAGGGCTTTATTAGTATTTGAATTAAGCATTGTCATGCTCCTTTCACGCTTCTTACGATTGCCACATCGGCTTCATTTTTGCTGTTGGCAAGAACCAGAGTAGGCTCAATCCAGCGAACTTCTAGGCGGTTGCGTCCCTCACCGACCCAATAATGATGCCAGTGAGCGCGGCGCACATGAGGGCGAACGCTGTGACTGCTGCCACAATGGGAAAAGCTTTCGGCACAGGTTGCATTAGCAGAACGCATTTGCTGCTCGAAGCTTTTCCCGATAACGTAACCGACATCAAAAACAAAAATAACGGCAGAACAGCAATGCCGCCCTACCGCATGAGTAATGGGTTGTGATTCATTTGATTCATTTGTTTTTTTGGAACGTTACCATTTATGGAACGGGTTCAAAAGTCCGGGACGGTATTCGTTATCGACATACATCTTGATGTCGTTATCGTCCAGGGCATCCAAAATGTTCATCCAGCATTCCGCTTCGACGCGCATTTCACCGTCCATTTTCAAGGCCCTGTCGCACTGAACTAAGTCTGCTCGAAAAGAGTTCACATAGAAGCAATCTTTTGCGGCAGCTGCGAACCTGGTAAAGCTGTTTTTGGTATTTGTGGTCATAATCTTCATCCTTTCTAAAATATTTTTCTAATCAATACATAAAAAATAAGCAGGCCCTCAAAAGAGAGTCTGCTTACAAGCGCATGACAGATTGTTAATGTTCAGTTAGGAGGTAAGTGATGGTATCTGTTATGCAATTATTATTTTAGGCGGTTCGCACATTCGTGCAAGTGGCTTTTTAACTTCGTTTGTTTTTGGGCATGGTGTTAGTCCAACCCTTAGATTTGTGCTTTTCAGAGCTGTCGCCTTTGAACATTTCGGATACTTTGCTGCCATCGTCTTCCGCATGAGCAATATATTCAGCCGCAAGAATTTCATACTGTGCGCGGGAAATCCCGGTTTGCTCTGTAAAATTTATGAATTCATGTTCAAACGCCAAACTGAGTGTTATTAAGACGCGATTGGCAAGTTCTTGCCGGAATTCATCAACGGTGCCATCAAATTTTATTGTGCTGTCGTCCTCATCATCATTTGTGAAATCATCAGCCGCAGCATTGACGGCGTCGCCAAAGAAAGTGGTCATCTCGTATGCCATATCGGAAGGACTGATGTCCGGGATACCATTTTCGTCTTTGTCGTTCAGCTTTACTTGAAGCATCCCCCGCATGATGCTGTAGCGCATCAGCAGCACTGACATCGTGCTGTTGGGTTCAAAGTTCTCAATTTCCTTCTCAAGCATTTTTTGCTTGCTTGCGACAATTTTATAGTTTGCTTTCATGTGGAACTCCTTTATTTTGTAGGTTTCCAGATTTATATGTTGACGCAGACATATTGCCAAGATTGCGGTGGGCGCTTTAACCCGAAATCAGAGAGCTTCTTGTCGAGCGGCTGCGTGCTTGCCACATTCCTTTCTTGACACCCTCCCATGGTTGAAACCGTGGGCTTTCCCGGTCTTCATTTTGTTTGATACCTCCCGAATTAGATGCTTCCAAAAGCCTCTTCAACAGCGCGGGTTGTCATGCAGATGCGTTTCTCGCTGCTGTGCTCTGCATTCCAATTCCGTGCGACATCATTTGCGGTTAGTGTTGCAGAAAAAATCTGAATACTATTTCTGTTTTCAAAAAGTTTGTTGCAGATAGCAACAGCATCTGCGCGACTCATATCCTTGAACCAAGTCTTGATGATAACTTTATAAATCAGGTCGGTTTCTGCGGCCTTGACGGCTGCTGCCATCTCTTCGTCGTCATTCAATCCGCTGCGCTGCGCACCGCCAAAAAGTGCAGCCATGTCACTTGCGATAAAGCTATCGCCATTATCCCACATCTGCTGATAAGCGTTAATGATACGCTCGGTTTCGAGCTTATTCGATTCGTTTGCTTTTGTAAGGATATCGGCATTGATGCTGTTAATAATAGTGTTAATCATTTTGTTCTTCTCCTGCTATAATTGTGTGTTTATCGGTTCTCTCTACAACTTTCATGTCGGTGTCCTCCAAATGCAAGGCAAGTCAAGCACCTTTACCATAAACTCGTCTTACGGTAGCCACCGGAACCTCACGTTTCCCTTCCGGTAGTACAAAAGTCGGCTCTATCCAGCGGACTTCCAGGCGTGTCCGGCCTTCTCCGACCCAATAATGATGCCAATGAGCACGGCGGACATGAGGTCTGACTGTACGGCCCGTGCCAGTTGCCGTAGATTTCTGATATTCTGTACCGGAAGCCAGCTGCTTTTCAAAGCTCTTCCCGATTACAAAACCGACATTATAGGTTTTGATGTTGACTCTTTTAGGAGCTGCACCAGGTTTGGAAACAAGGATGGGCCGCTTCTCTTTCGGGATTTTTACCTCTTTGATTTCTGCGTTTTTTGATGCAAGATAATAAGCGGCAGAGACCGCGATACGAAGATATGGCTCGATACCGGCGTTGAACTCCCGCTGCTTTTGCAGCTCATCCTCGCTGAGAACGCCACCCGGTACGTTTGAAATCGTGGCGTCATTGACGGTCGCGGAATCCGTTCCGTTCTGAAAAGCCTGCTCACGTGCATCGTTGTTGCGCCGGTAGGACTCAATCAGCTTCTTGCCGTTGAGACACCACTGCATACATTGACAGAGCTCGATACTGTCAAAATTGGGGTTTGCCTTGAAAGGGACAATCAGAAAGAGCGTATCCACATCGTTCGGCCCATGGGAAGCGTCGAATTCAATGTGTACGAACATCGCATCATGATGGGAACCAGCAGGAAGATTCATGACAAAGTCCCGATATGGCAGCCGCATCATGATATCGGAATAAATCGGTGCGTCCTCAGTCTCAGCCAATGTTCTGAGAAATTCCGGAGCGAAATTGTACACGGTTTTTGCTGCACGCCAATAGTTTGCGACGTATGCCATCGAGAACTGTGCGGCTAACTCCCCATCCATCGCATCGGCAGCAATCTGCCCGTTTTGAATAAGGCGGTGTCCAAGCGGAATGAATTCCTTCACATAATAATCGTAGCCCTTGTCCAGCAGTTTGTTGGCCCCAGAATTCACAAGAAACTGACTGCTTTGCTCAGCGTACCAGAGAGCGCTGTTCACGATGATATTATCCACGATATCACCTCACTGCCAACACAATTTTATTGTCCCGTCAACAAAGAGAATCTGGCTGTACTCCTCACCGTCAAGAACGATGCAGCGGTCCTCGCCGTGTTTGTGAGCGCCGGTACAATACACAGTTTTGTTATTGATAGCCGGGATAGACGGTGCCTTTGCCAAAACCAGCTGACCGCGCATTGCGCAGATATCTAAGAAAGAAATGATGTGGTCGCCCACCCCGGAAAACCTCCAATCTCGTTCACAGTGCTTTGATTTGGAAAGAACCCTCGACATGCGGCAGCGGTTCGTCGGTGACTTTCAGAACGGAGCTATCTCGGCTCTCTGTCACATATCGAATAGCTTTAAGAATTTCGTATGCCAGCTTGCTGTTGTAGGCAAGCTCAGAATTTGAAATGCCAAAGTTCCCGTTCCAGCCAATGCCCATCTTTTTGAGCTGCGGAATCAGAAGGTCACGAGCTTCGATGACTCCTACTCCATTCCAGCGTGCATCATGGTAAGCTTGCAGTCGAAGCAGGCGGAGCTTCCCGTAGTCGTAGTTGGCTGCGATGTCCAAAGACTCGAAGATGATACCAAACTGCCCCATCAAAATCCGAGAGTATGTATCCAGGGCATCGGCAACGACTTTCCAGGAAGAAGCATCTAAGCCAATCCTGTATTTATACGGAGCATCCTTTTCGGGCAGCTCCCGCGCATGATGCAGCACGTCTTCCAGAATGTCGCTGCACTTATCAGATAAGCTTTTGATAGGTGCCGTTACGTTCACAGCCGTCAGCATAGCACAAGCACTTGCAATGTTCTCCTCGCTTGCACCATAGGTTTCTCCAACTTCCTTGCAGATAGAGGAAAAATCGTTGTTGTAAAACGTTATCATAACAGCAAGAGCGTGCAGAATGAAGAAGTACTGCTTACCAGTGAATTCAATGTACATACGGCGAAAATCCTTTCATTTTCTACCCTTTCATTATACCGCGATTCGCAATTTCTCACAATGGAAAGCATCAAATGGTAACAGTTTATACATATTTTTACAAGCAAAAAAGCCGCCTCCTTATGGAACGAAGTCAGCCAGTCGGAACAATGCATCGGAATAATATCAAGGTATTTTCGATATTGTTCCGAACAGATAAATCAGTGATAAATGAAGATGCTTTTGGTTCCTGGATAGTTTCATTGTTTTGCTGTATGATTAGAGTATAACAATTATAATGATACGAAAGAGATTAAATGCGGCGAGGTACAATCAAAATGGATGTGACAATACAGACGGTTCTCCGGCTCTTTGAGCAAGGCATTCCCAGAAGAACCATTGCCAAACGTGCAGGCATCTCATTGCAGAAGGTGCGCAAAATATTGATTACTGCCGGTGCCTGGTCAGATGAAACATCAGAAAAAATCGGGAAGATGCGTTCGAGCGGTATGTCTGTTCCGGAAATTGCAGAAGAAATGGGCATGAAAACCAATACCGTTTGGAGCTATTTGCCATATAGCAAGGGCATGTACAATCAGGAATACCCGACCATTAACGCCATTCGGGTCCGAAATTCGAAGCGAAAAGCAAAAGAAAAAGCCCTCACCTGCACGGATACCGCACAGAATGAGGGCAGTGGCGCTTGCTGAAGGATTCGAACCTTCGGACAGTTTCCCATCGTCGGTTTTCTGGACCGATTCCATTAACCACTCGGACAAGCAAGCAGATGGCGCAGAGGGTGAGATTCGAACTCACATGCCGCGATTTCCGCGACGGCGGCTTAGCGAGCCGCTGCCCTACCGTTAGGCGACCTCTGCATAATGCACCTTTTAACGTAGGTGCGACGTAGTGACCCCTAGCAGACTCGAACTGCTAACTCCACGGTGAAAGCGTGGTGACTTGGACCAATTTGTCGAAGGGGCCATATTGGTGTGTCGGACTGGATTCGAACCAGCGAACCGTAACGGAACAGTTTTACAGACTGCCTGCTTTAACCTCTTGCATACCGACACATGTGGTGCTTCCGGTTGGAATCGAACCAACGGCACGCGGTTCTTCAGACCACTGCTCTACCAGCTGAGCTACAGAAGCACATGGTGACCTGCGCGGGAGTCGAACCCACAACCTTCAGTTTGAGAAACTGACGACTTGACCAATTCGTCGAGCAGGCCATATGATGCCGCATCATGCGGCGGGGATTATGCGATGACTAAGATGTCATCTATCTTGGTATCCAGCATTGCTGCCAATATCACAAGGTTATCAATGGTTGGAAGCGCGGTTCCAGCTTGCCATTTGGCAACCGCCTGTGTGGATACACCGAGGGTATCTGCCACATCTTTCACCTTGATACCTGCTGCTTTTCGCAGCGTCTTAATGTTGGCACCGGTTTTCTGAATATCGATAGTAGGAACGTTCATTTTCTTGCTGCCTTTCTGTATTGCAGGCAACAAAAAAGCTGCCTGCCGAAATCTCGACAAGCAGCTATGACATGCAGTTATCGCTTAGAAGACGCACCGCATCTGTACATGGTCTGTTTTTGCCTGTCGAGGAGTATGAGAAATAAAACTGCGTTCAAAGGACATGAACTCAGAATATTCGTAACTATACTCATACGACATGACATTAACAGTGTTGCACAGCATTTCGGGGTATCTCCTTTCGTTTCGTTCTGATATTATTATACCATGTTTTTGTGAATCTGCAATCAACTTGTGGTTTAGTTTTTTTAGTCTGTATACTATTCAAAACAAAAAGCCGCCTCTTTTGCGAGGACGGCTTTTCTTGTTGTGGCAGGGGCGACACGACTTGAACATGCAACACGCGGTTTTGGAGACCGCTGCTCTACCACTTGAGCTACACCCCTATATTTAATGCTCCAGCTGAGAGTCGAACTCAGAAATAAGCGGGACTTAAATCCGCTGCGTTTGCCAGCTTCGCCACTGGAGCATATGGCGGGTTGTGCAGGGTTTGAACCTGCGGCCTACGAATTAACGGTCCGTTGCTCTGCCAGCTGAGCTAACAACCCACAAGTGGCAGTTGTTGTACTGCCGGACATGGTGCGCTCACGGGAAGTCGAATCCCGAACCTGCCGATTAAAAGTCAGCTACTCTACCATTTGAGTTATGAGCACTTGTCGCGCATCTGCCGTGCCTTGCTTATGGGAACACAGCTTCAAGGAATCTCACTTCCGATGCGCATGGAAGTGAGTGCTGGCCGAGAATGATTGAGTTGAACAACCAATGTCAGGGCCAAAACCTGATACCTTGCCGTTTGGCGAATCCTCGAATATACAAACTGTATAACGCGAAACACTTTAATAAGCCTGACCGAATTCTATCTCGGTGGCATTAGAGTGACCTGATTTTGATTTTCTGCATCAAAAAAGCACCCATCAGGCGTTGTGCGTCTGACAGGTGCTCATATCGTGCAGAGTATGGAAAACAACCGATACTTGGATGATTTTACTCAACCATCACTGCACTATGATTTGCACAAACAGACAACACAAAACAGCCGAAGAGATTCGAATTGCTCCACAGCTCTTGCAACTTATTCTGTTTGTTCATCATAGCAGCAAACATCGTGCGTTTTTCCTTTCATCAAATTCAGTGTCTTAATTATACAATGTGTAAAAGACAAAGTCAAGGCTTTTCATAAAAATAATAGCAGGCCCATGCTTATTGTTTGTCTGGCTTCCAAGCCGCAATCCGCGCTATCGCCTCCGAAGCTGATATGCCCTCATACGAGTGCAGCTTGCCTAGAGCATCTGCCATCTTGACTTCATAGTCAGCCAAAGCCAAGTCGATGGGCACCGTGATTTCAGCATATCCGCCTGGTGCTTCCAGAACGGGTGTCCTTGTGCTTTTCCTATCAACACTCCAGTTTCTTGCCAGCAAGTAGTCGTACAGCGCATACGGATTGATAGCGTTTATACCATTCGCCGACGATAGAATCGTATATGCCCGCTTGTATTTTCTGGTTCTTTCCGCGTCTTTTTTGGTTGGAGCGTGAGGAAGCCTGGTTAAGTCCATATTGCTGCGCAGGTCCGAGAGTTTAACTTTGACAGCAATAGGGTTTTGCTGGATGTGCCAAAGATACTCGGCATACGGCATGTTCTTGCTTTGTGTCAATGCGTCCACAGCATCAGCAACTTCTTTTGGAAACCCCGTTCTGATGTCTTCTATTGTTATGGACGTATCTTCGACAGTATCATGCAGAAATGCCACAGTTTCAGCAACGGGGTCCCCTTTTACCCTTTCCGCTACAGCCGCAACGTGTGCTCGGAAATAGTCCTTTCCTGCCTTATCCTTTTGTCCAGCATGAGCCTTAATAGCCCAAGCTCTGGCTTTGGCAACCATTTCGATGTCAGACCTTTTTGTCATGGTATTTCCTCACGATGCGTGTTTTATAGTATACTTTGCCCTATTTGATATGGCAACTCATTTTCTTGTGTCACTCACAAAAACAAAAAGCCGGGAAGCCCCGGCAAAATCTGGCGGCCAGAGTGGGATTCGAACCCACGGACGTTTTTAGCGTCGCTGGTTTTCAAGACCAGTTCCTTAAATCATAAGATTTGTGCGTAGGGTACACCGTCTATAGTCGTCTGCGACTTAGGCGGCGAGGAATGCATTGACCAAGAGTATTTTTGAGGTACACTTAGCAAGTGCAAATATTCTGCGTTTTCTTTCTTTGGGGTTTAAGATACTTTAGCCCACGCAGAATGCATGGGGGTTGACGTTTTAACAATTTTAAGCTTTTTTAAGCTGGCAGATTTCTTGCCGTTTAAGGCGGCCACTTTGAATTCCACTCTTACGTTGCCTTTTTTATTAGTATGAGTACCATGTACGATAAGGGTTTCTCCGTTGAGAGAAACCAAATCGCCGGAATTGAGGGCCACCTTTTTGCGGCGTAGAGCACGGTAGCCTTTACGAATCCTCTTTCCACGGTACTTGTGCAAGTTCTCAGAATCCTTTTTATGGCTGCGGCTAATTCTTCCGTTGAAGAGTTCTTTGCCTTTTGCTTCTTTGCCGGTACGAATGTCAATATACCGCGAATCATGAAACTTTTCGAGAATGCGGTTATTGCGTTTTACCTTTTCGTAATGCTCAAACGCACAGCGGTCAACTGGATGGAAGTTTCCCATCGCATACGCATCGTTGCTATGACTCTTATCAAGATGAAGAGCAATCCGCTTTTCTTTGGTCATTGCGCCATAAGTGAATGTGACGAACGGCTTTCCAAAAGCAGCGTAAAGCTCATTAACGATTTGCCAGCGCACAGTGTTCATAAACGCTGCACCGGATAGATTTGCAAACTTTATATTTTCACCGAATCCGTAGAGTTTGCCGCCTTTTTGATGGTTGGCTGGTGTATGGCATTTTTCACATACGGTTACAAGCTCATTGAGACTATTGCCATGGCGGCCCTTCCAATAGAACATGTGATGCACGTGCAAGATAGCACCTTCGTTGGCTTTGCGCCCACAGACTTGGCAGGTGTAATTGTCGCGGTAGAATACCGCTTCCCGTAAGGATGCTAAATTGTAGCGAGGGCCTTTTTGGTAATCTGTGCTTTCCGGCGTGGCTTTGCCTTCCTCGATTGCTTTTACAAGCATCGTATCGAAAGAACCAACTTCAACGGTTGCGTGCGTAATTGGCATGACCTCGCAATACATTTTGATAACGTTGACGTTGAGCTCTTTCTTATGTTCAAGAGAAGGTGCAAGCCAGCCTTTGTCGTGTTTGCGGTTATCGAAACGCGGCTTGCGGTAACGTAGCCTGTTTCTGCGAGTACGGCGCATTTTACGACAACTGTCGTGGCAGTCTTTCTCATCCTGCAATGTATCATACTGTGCAGATACATACTCGTGAGATTGACTTTTCACACTGATGCCGATGTAGTTGTAACCGACGTCCTCACAGATTTCAATGGGTTGAATATTCGTTTCGCTGTCATATAACAGCTGGATGGTAAACGGATGATGCTTAATAATTTTTGCCTTTCCGTCTTTCAGAAGATGGCGTACCTTGCCAAGACGGATGGTCGGCATCAGACGTTCGCCATTCTTACTGAGAACACAAGCGCAAGTGCTCATGCAAGGTACTCCTTTCGTATAATAGTTGTAAATCGATAAGTCAGGGCTTGCGCCCTGTGGTCCACATCGCCAATGTTGTTATACCGTTTTAGCCTTTCGACATGACGTTCGCACTTCTCCTACCCTTAGAGATGTTTAGCGAGCCGTCCGCAGTGCTTACCACTTGTGGAGCATGAGTAAGGTGCCTGTGTTATTAGTACGCAACGTAGTTTCCTGCTGCCGGAGCAGCAGACTTAGGCTAATCAACCGGGCTTACGGGTTGCCCCGCAAGCCTCGTCTAAATCGGCGGACCGGTTTAAGCGGGGTTGTTGACTCGGACACCTGACCAAAAAAGGATGGGGCGGAGCCGAAGCCCCGCCCCAATGCAAGGAGAAAATTATCGGATATAGTCAGAGGATGGCAAATTTAGTGGATGCCCAGGGAAGCAGCATAAGCAGCTTCACGCGCGGCAACCTGTGCCTGCAGAGCAGCGATGGAAGCAGCATAGGCAGCTTCGCGCTTGTCAGCAGCAGCCTGAGCTTCAGAGGTAGAAGCGTACTGGGGTTCATTGCCAGCCAGAGTGCCAGCATAACCCTTGACGCCATCAGCACCCTTGACAGTCAGGACTTCGTGACCACAATGGTCACAGACGTAAACGTTACCCTTGCGGGTCCAGTTGTGATAGCCACAGCTGGTGCAGACGGTGTACTCATTGCCCCAGGTGCCATTGGCAATAGCGGCGGCAATTTCACCGTGCTCAGAGACTTCAACGTTCTTGCGAGGAGCGGTCGGAGTAGTGGTGGTAGTACCGTTGCCCTTGTTGGAGCCGGTAGAAGTGTTGTCCTTACCGGTGTTGTCCTTGTCGGGGGTCACAACGTCACCTTTGTCATCAGGAGTGGTGGTGCCGCTGTCGCCGGTATTGTCGCCCTTGTTGTCGCCCTTATCGTCGGGGTTGGTAACATCACCCTTGTCATTGCCCTTGTTGTCATCCTTGCCATCATCGGGAGTGGATGCAGAAGTGGCTTTCAGGGTCAGGACATTGTCGTGGATGTCGTCGCCCAGGTAGTAGAACAGGCGGTCGTGGTTCAGGCTCTTGCTGGATGCGGTGTAAGTATCACCGGAATCGGTGGTCCAGGCTTCAACGCTCTGACCGTCAACATTGCCGGGGAAAGTAGCGGTATCAGTCTCGGTCAGCACCGTGTTGCCATCAATCTGATAGTTGATGGTGATGGAACGCGGATTACCTTCGGCCGCATAGCAGGAAGTGATGCCGTCAGCGGTGAACCACTGGTCAACTGCATCGTACGGCAGAGTGTCACCAGGATAATAGTTGTAGGTGTAACCGCCGTGGCCCTGCAGGGTAATCCAGTAGCCGTAGTCATACTGGCTTGCCGGGAACGTCATAGAGCCGCCCGGAGCCAGGTCCTGGGAAGAACCGTTGCTGAAAGAGAAATGATAGGTGTCACCGGTGGCTGCGAATGCTGCTACAGGCAGACAAGTTGCCATCATACCGGCTGCTGCAATCCCTGCGATTGCTTTGATGATTTTCTGATTACTCATGCTGTGTACTCCTTTGCTTTTTTGATTTTTTCGTCTATTTATCTGCATTTATTCAGATACCGATTCGGAGAGAAATCAGCCGCAGTATTGCTGCGTTGCCCACCATCTGCCACGTGGAGGCTTTCTCATAGATGGTTGACGAAGCAGATATGTGCTTCGCCAGTGCCGCAACCGTCTTCGCCACTCGACACAATTTCGGTTTGAATTTATCCCCGTAAAATCGCATGTCCATGCTGCGCGGAGAGGATAAAATTCTTCGTGGTATGGTTTCGGAGTTCCGCGCCTGATTGGCCGTACTACACGCAATGCAGTACAATACCCCAGATACCTTTGGCGAAAGGAAGCGAAAGGGTATCTGGATGGAGAAGGGAGATGGCCTCGAACCATCGATACCCTGCTTTGCGGCAGGTGCTTTATCCAGCTAAGCTATCCCTCCATGATGGCGGGTCAAGCCCGCCAAATAGCTTTACGCAAACTGGAAGTCGCCGTACTGAGTCACGGCGCGTTCCAGGCGCAGAGGAATGGTTTTTGTGCTCTTCTGGGTGATGTCCTCGCGTGCTACCTGAGCTTCACTCACGCCAGCCGCCTGCAGGACTTCATACAGATTGGAAGGACCGGTGCCAGCATAACCGCAGGTCAAGCCATTGACCTGAAGCGTGAAGCCGTGCAGATGCGGTGCCAAACCCGGTACGAAATCAAGTTCAACAATGACCTCGTCGCTCTTGTCGTTTACACGGTTGACAGCGATGGCGCGGATGTTCCGGTTGCCAAACATCATAATCAGCTTTTTTGCTGCTGCAGCGGTTTCTATGGTAGTCGTACCTTCAACATTGATAATTGCCTGTTCCATAAGTTTCATCTCCTTTCTATTTATTGTTTCATCGGGTAATGGGGCTAATAGTCAGATTTGAACTGACGGCCTGCTGATTACGAATCAGCTGCTCTACCAACTGAGCTACACTAGCACGGCAGGGTGTTTTATGCTGGTTATCACCCCTTCAGCGAGGAAGCCAACCCCGCGTCCAGCACCATTCGGCAGCCACGCCGACGAAGTCTGTATTGTACCCTCTCCGCCGTTTTCCGGTCTCATTCGCGACTGACACCGGGACTTTCGGATACTCTCAGGCACAGCACCTGTTTGCCGATTCTTTTATAGGCTGTCCATTGGCATTCGACAGCGGACCACATGTGGACCATGCTCACCAGTTTAACGTCGTGGTGTACGGTGACTGCGACGTGTGGAGCAAGTAGCGGGGGTCGAACCCGCGTCTCCGCCTTGGAGGGGCGGAGTATTAGCCGTTATACGATACCTGCATAAGATTGCGGGTGAACCCTCACTTAGCCCCGCCATGATGTTCGTTTAGGAGGTAGTCGGCCCCGAACGCCATCTTTACACCACCTGACAATCTTGCGAATCTCATCGTTGACTATGCGTGAGAATCCAAGAAAGCGCTTGGGCGTTGGTCAACTTCAAATTTTGAGCCCTGTCGTTGATTCCCTGTCAAATCGGGTTAACGGTTGTCGTTGGGCTGTGTGTGAGACTGCGGCGAAACTTACCAGTTGCCGTGCAGCAATCTCGCCTTTACGGCTGTGTCGCGTCTGGATGCGCCCCGACTTGACGGGGATGCTCGTACGTTTGCATGCTTTTAAGACATTCGTCAGCAACTGCTAGAGTCACTGTCCACCACCCGCCACGAGGAGGCCGCCTTAATGGGTGGCATGCTGTCCGCCAGATGTTGTGTATAGCATCGTATCATGTGATTTCGATACATCCAACGGATAGCGTCTGGTTGCGTGAAAAAAACTTATGAAATGTGTGCAACATAGAACCTTATTCATGAACAGCGTCACAATAAGATTTATTCTATATTGCACTGTACATTGCATCTTTATTTTTCACAATCGTCTGGAGCTGGAAATCGGACTTGAACCGATGACCGACTGATTACAAATCAGTTGCTCTACCAGCTGAGCTAAACCAGCAAATACAAACATTAGCCAGATGCCAGGAACACGGAAACATCTGTTGCCCACCGTCCGCCGCGTGGAGGCTGTTTGTTTGAACGGCTGGCGCGGAGTTACCCGCGCCAAATGGGAAATAAAGAGGTAAGAAAGGAAGGATATTACTATGAAACGGATGATTTTAACGCTTCACCTGTGTCAGCTCAAATGAAGCCATGCGACCAAGATTGGGGAAAGGAAAACCTTGATGTCTCAGGAGCCGTTCCTCTTCCTGAGAACAATTGTATTATACCATATATGTGGTATCCGGTCAATGAAAAGACACAATATATAGTGTCTAAATTGTAAACAAACATTAAGATACCACTATATCTAGTGGTTGGGGCAAGCGCATCAAAAATGCTTTGTGGTTCCGGCAGATTGCAGGAAAGTTAGCAAATCTTTAGCCGAACCTACCATGGAAACCACAGCGCCACTTTTCGCGTACAGGTCGGCAATGGAATCTTTTTGCCCCTATGGTTAGTCCTTCCCAAGAAAACGCACCCATTGTGTACGCTTGATTGGCTTGCTGTCGAAAGCACAGTGCTCGTTATAACAATCCGGCATCAGTTTCCGCTGGAAACACCTCGTACACGCTGACATACAGCATCCCCGGCTTGTAGTCAGCGTACTCAACCAAGCGTTTTTGGTCGTATACTTTCACGTCTGAGTCATCGTCCGCCGTGAGCCAAAGATACTTGACGTGCTCAGCATAGCGAGGGTCTTCGATACGATAGCTCTGCCCCTCTTTGATTTTGAGATGACGCATATCTGCCTGGGCATGCGAAAACTCAACGAATGCGCCATAGTCTCCAATCACGATTCGGTTATACCCGCTGGCAATGACCGTGCCGCTTCTGGTTTCGAGTTTGGTCGTATTGCCGGACATATTGCACCATTCCGGCAAAGTTTCTTCAAATTCTGCCCGCACATCCTTGAAGAAGGTACGTGGGATGGGCTTGTACTTGTATTCGTCGGCAAGCTGCTCCTGATATTTGAGCATTCGAATGCCGGTCTCTGAGATTTCATGCTTCATCCAGAACAACTTTCCCCTGCTCACCGTAGTCACCCGTATAGCTGCTTCGAATGATTCGTGCGGCACGGTCATTCTCCTGCTCGTCACCGTCTCGATGTGCTTCAATGAGTTTTCCAATCGTCACAACGTTGATTTGGTTCATGATTTTTGTCCTCTCTTTCCATACTTTAATTATACTCTTCCGCTGAACTGAAATGTGATTTTTTGTCGATTGTTAGCGGAAAATTCATAATTTGAAAGGGCAAAAGCTGAACGTTGGGACGTCTGAATTCGGGTTCTCAACCTGGTATTTAATGACTCTTTTTTGCGCCCCTAAAGCCTTGTATGTCTGCTCTGCATTCACGCATAAGCCGTTGGCAAAGAAGAGAGTGGAACCATTGCGTTCACTGATATTTTCGGCAGAATACATTTTTGGCTTTCTGATTCCGGGGTCGAGATGGATTCCACCGCGCATCAGCTTTTCAGCATAGAACCAGACATCAACGCGGGAGAAAATGTAAAGCAGCTGCGTGGTTCTGAAATAATAGAGAATCTGGTCCGCACCACTCCTGTATACCCAGCCCGGGGTGTGCCATAAAGGGTCGATGCCATCCCGATACCGCCGCGCTACCCGTTGTTCGTTCAGAGCGTCAGGCACCATGGAGAAGTAGTCCACCGAGGTTTCCAGGTAGAAATTTCCGGTATTGTGACTGTCCACTTTCGCTTCCAGGCCAAAGGTCTTACCATTCTTCTTCCAGACAATGAAATCGGTATCTTTGTCTTGATATGATTTATCCTGAGTCACGTCATCGTAATGGCTAATGCCATGATTCACTTTGATAATCGGGTCGTTAAGGAATTTGCGAGCCAAGTCTTCTCCGAATTTTCCCTCATCGAGTTGCTTGGACATCTTAAACTGACGAGGGCTTTCTTCCCAGGCTATCATACTTTTACACGGCATCTGCCGAATTTTCAGGCAGCTGCGATACGATATGTGCAACGATACGTTCTGTACAGGCATTGACAACGGCGCTGGCAGTCCGCTGCTCACGGAGCGAATGGCAGAGTTCGTCGAGTTCGGATTCCGTGAAGGGATAGTCTGCCGAAGCAAGGAACTTCTTGCACAGTTCTTTCATGTCATCGTCGCCTAAAGGCTTGACGCGGTGTTTGAAAGTGAATCGGCGAATGAGGGCTTCGTCAAGGTTATCGACGCGGTTTGTAGTGCCAATGAGAATGACGTCATTCGGGAGCCGGTCAAGTTCCTGCATCAATGCGATGGTGACGCGGCTCATTTCAGCGACATCATCGCGGCTGCCACGGCACATTCCGATGGCATCAATTTCATCAACACAAAGAACACAAGGCGTGCGCTTTGCGTAATCGAACACTCTGCCGATGTTCTGCTGTGTCCGGCCAAGAGCAGAATTGACAAGGCCAGAGAATTTCAGGAAAACAAACGGTAAATTCGCCTTGTGTGCAATGTAGCGGGCCAATTCAGTCTTACCAACACCAGGAAGGCCCGTCAAAAGCAAAGAGCAAGTATAGTGGATGCCAAGCTCCTTGATGGCTAAAGCTGCTTTTCTGGTGGCCAAGAGCTTGTTGATGACTGTTTCTTCCTCCTCGCGGAGCAGGAACCGGCTCTCAGGGAAATTCGTGGCATCCTCCGCAATCAAGAGGTTTTCCAGGTTGGCGGGCAGCTGAATCAGTTCCGGTTTCAGAAGATTCAACTTTCTGAGTTCGTTTTCTTTGAACCTGGCGTCCTTTTCGGGTACATTCTTTTCAAGCATGATTCGGCACTGAGTCTGCGCGTTTCGAATATCGCCATCTACCACAAATCGAATTAAATTACGTACGTCGTCTGTCATTTCATTTCCTCCTAAAAAAGAAATAGGCCGCCAAATGGCAGCCTGTTAATATGAGGTTATATTCTGATTTTTGTTTCTACTGCAAATAGTGTTTACCGTCGAAACAGAGAGATTATATTCAGTGGCAAGCGCCTGCACCTTCTCGCCTTCCCTGTGGCGTTTAGCAATCAGTGCATTACGTTCCGTGTTTTTTCGCGGACGGCCGCGTTTCTGTAAAATCCCAGCTCTGACATTTTCCTGATGAAACGTTTCATAAATCGCCGTTTTAGAGATTCCGTATTCCTTGGCAATAGTGCTGACCGAGACCCCTCTTTCGATTTTGCTTCGAATATCGGAATTCCTTTGATTGGTCTTGTCTTTCAGCGCCTTGTGATAGTATTCCTGACAGGTTTTTCCAATTTGGCGCATGTCCTTGTAAAGAGTGGATTTTGAAATACCGTATTTCTCACAGATGTCTTTTGAGGACGTTCCTGCCTCATAATCCGCAAGAATCGCCTTGCGCCTTTCATCCAACTTTTTGGAATTTGTATGTAAATGCCCTGCAAGGACGGTACGGACACTGCTTCGAGACAAAAAGTATTTTTTGGCGATTTCCTTATCAGTCATTCCGGCTTTCGCATCTTCCAACATAGCCGCATTGCGAACTTTCGTGGCAGCAGACTGCTTTTTCTTGTTCTTCTTAATCGTAGCTTGAGCGTATTCAGAAACAGTATAGTAGCACTGCTGATAGGTCACGCCATGCTTCTTTGCGATTTCAGCAACCGTCATCCCGGCTTTCGCATCTTGAATCATAGCTTCGTCGAGAGGTGCTCTTTTTGCTTTCTTTGCAAGATTCTTTTCTTTTGCTAGGTCTCTCACCATGGCATAGCAATAAGAGCTTGAAAAATACGTTTCCTTGGCGATTTCCTTGACAGTTTTGCCAGAAAGATACATTTCCCGAACCTTTTCGCGGTCTTCTTTGACCTGCTGCTTAGCAACATCTTTCTTTGATGCAGCCATGCAATTATTCCTCACTTTGACAACTTTTACTTTTCCCTGGGCCTGGACTATACCGCTTCATGGCGCGATATACGCTTCCCTTTTTGAGCCCGTATTCTTCCGCAAGCTCTTTGACAGAAACGCCGTTTTTGTATTTCCTGACCATCTCGGCGTTTCTTTTCTTGCCAGTCTCGATACGGTTTTGGCTGTGGATTTGTCGGCCATTCTTTCCGTGCGCATGAAGAATCCGATAAAAGAGCGTTCCACTGATGCCGTATTTTTCCTGGAGCTCCGGAGATTTTGCGCCCATCTCATATTCATGAATCATCTGGGTTTGCCAGGCTTTCTTCTTTGCTTTCCTCTGCCGGGCCTGTTCTTTGTAAAAGTCCTTCAGACTATATCGGACAGTAGAAACACAAATTTGATACTTTTCGGCCAGCTGTTCCTGGGACATACCGTTCTTGGCATCCTCCAGCATCTTTTCATTTCGTGCTCTGACTTTGTCATGAGTTAGACACACGTGGGTAATCTTGTTAATCGGCATTTTCGCTATTCTCCTTAGCTCTGGCTTTTACGTTATACTGGTAAATCCCATTTTGATGAAGGATAAGGTAACCTAGTGAAGGGCTGATATTTACCTCCCTGCTCAACTCGATAATCGATTTTCGAGGATTTTTCTTGTAAGCATCAAGAAAAGTTTGGTTCCGCATCTTTTTCTCTTTTTTGAGAGTCGTTTCAATATGATTGTATTTTTGGCTTTCGTACTCTCCGCTCGAATGCAAGATTGCATAAATACGCTGCATGGAAATGCCGTACATCTTGCCCAATTCTCTGGCCGTCATACCGCCTTTATACTGTTTAACAATCTGCTCATTTCGAGTGGTAAGTCTCTTCCTCTTTTTTTCAAAATAACGAGGCGGCTCCTGCGTACCTTTTAGAATCTTGTAGCACATCGTTTCTGAAAGATTATATTCCCTCGCGATTTCTAAAATCGGCTTTCCATTTTTGTAATCTTCGATGATGCTTTTATTGCGGTTCATGCGTTCTTCTTTGCTTGACATAAAGCCTCCGATAAAAAGAAAGAGCAGGTTCAAAACTGAGCCTGCCCTAGCCTTTCGGTCGAATTTTGCCCGACCAACGATATTTTTTGATGCCTTTCGTTCTATATTTTGTATTATATGCAATTCGCACAGATACACAATGTTTTTCTTTCTGGTAATTTATGGTAAGTATTGTGCAAAAAACAAGACCACTACCCTTTTCGGGGCAGTGGTCTCGATTGCTATTGCTTTTGAAAATCAATCCAGTAGTTTTCCGGCCTTGTATGAGTGATACAAATATCTAGGATTATTATTCAGGAAAGTCTCGATTCCAATGTTCCCAACCGTAGGAGACAACAGACTGTAAAAGGCTCATTGGAACAAGGTCTTCGCTTACAAAAGTGCCGTTGTCTTTTACGTATTGATTGATTTTTTCGCGTTCGTTCTTGCTTGCGGATTTGACATTGACAAAAACCTCTTTGGATGTTGGCTCGTAATGAAGCAGGGTATCGCAAGAAACTTTAACGGAAATGCCGTTGTCATCGCCGGTTCCAATCGTGATGGTCATGTTTTTTCTATCATTAAGTTCCCGTGAGCAATATGCACATACACTTTTTGCAATACGTTGAGACTCGTTGTCGTCAGCAATGAACGTATGTGCAATTTTATCTGCCAGTCTTGCTGCTTCAACTTTTTTAGGAAATTCATATGCTCGTCTGCTGTACCAAACTCCTTGAAAAACAAAGCTTCTTATTACTCTATCTTTGAGATTGGCTAATGCACTTTCAAGATAATCATTCGCGTCAAGAATATAGTTTGCCATGCTTCTAAAGCCAAAACTGCGAACAATGCTCATTGCATCTTGAAGTACATATTCATGGTAAACCGGTTCTTTTTTAAGCATAGCATAGATGGCATACTGCTCTGCACGTTCTTCTGCTTCTTTGCTATTGATAAGGCTTTGGCTTATACTGAAATCATCGAGAATTTTCTTGCAGAACGCCTGCTCAAACTGCTGACGAAAATCTGCTAATTCAGGTTTCAATTTAGGGCAAACTTTAAGAAGATAATCCGACAAAATCCAGAACTTGGATGAATCGGCAATAAATCCGGCACGCTTAAAGCTGATTGTGCAGTCTTCAGGGAGCGGCGTGTTGTAACAGCCTTCTCGTGCGCTCCATCTAAAATTCTGCATAAACAGTTCTGTCATCCTACTGTTAACCGGAGCCTTGAAGAGCTTTATATACGCTCCATCTTCGCAGTTGCGTGGACAATAGAAAGCGGGTTCCTTATCTACCGCGAACCCCTCAAAATAATTCTCGTTCGGGTTGTGAAGAAATTCATATACTCCTTCTTCTGTCAGATGTTTCACGTTGTTAATAGTGGCCATAATTTTACCTCCTGAAATGTTATTAGTCAGTTGTTGTTAGCTATTCGATTCCCCCGGCAGCCACTGTTGCGGATAAGCTCGAAGCAGGTTCTTTGGCACGCAGTCGTTCAGAGCGGAGTGTTCAGCAAGAGCCATGTCGATGATGTAATAGTCATCACCATTGCGCATCACATCGATGCTCCACTGCCCTGTCAACTCAATGCGAGGAATAACCTTCTTCAGCTCAGCCAGAACAGTTTGAACGCTTTCGTGGTAACGCTGGTTCAGAATGTCTTCATGCATCTTGTAGACAACATAATCATGGCGTTCCTGTGGGCTGCTGACTTTTTTGAATTCGTTCTTCATAACATCGCTGCGCCAATAAGGACTTGCGCCAAGGATTTCCTTTGTATCAAAATCCACAAACACGCGATATTCAGTGTGCAGCGGCAAACCGTTGTAGATGGTGGGGTTATTTTCTTTGTCCTTGATGTATTCTCTGACGACCCACTCGTTCGTGGTGTTCGCGCCGTAGAAGCAGCGATTGTTCAGAGGGGATGCCATCGAGCATGTCAGATGATTCAAAAACAAGAAATACTCGCCCATCTCATTGATTTCCTTCGGGTTATGGATATGAGCGTTGCGGAATTCGTATTTGGAAGAATACGTGCCCGTTTTGATAAAATAGTCTTCGTATCCATCAAGATGGAAGACTTTCTGGCAATAACGGTTCACGATTTCCTTTGTAACGGGATTCAACGTCTCGAAACCAAGGCGGGTAAGCTGCAGCATGGTGATAGGTACGCGAAGAATTTTTGTGTCCGGAACCTTGAAAAATGCGCTGCCGTACAATCCCTCTACCAGAGGAGGAAACCAGAAGCCCATAGAGTTGGGGTTCATCTCAAGCATCTGATAAGTGAAGTCATCAAGGTCGAGGATGTCAAGACCTTGACGGAACATGTTGTAGTAAAACATTTTTGTGCTGTCGTTCTTTGCATTCTTGTAGCCTGCGTAGTTTTGAAGCAGTTCCTTGTACGACGGCTCAGAAATGTCAATCTTCATCAACTTTCCGGTGAGCTGCGGACGGAGTTCTTCGGGGTAGCGTTTCAACTCCTCGTTTGTAACCTCTGTCATAAAGTCGCGGTTGGCAGAGTATGTCACATAATAGCCACCGCGTTCCGCGTTGTAGATGTACAGACGCGTTTCAAGCACCAGTTCTGTGACGATGCGGTCAATGAGCGAATTGAGTTCCGGTGGGAAGTAGACCTTTTTGTCGAGAATTGCTTTGACTGTAGCTGTATCCCACTGGAGCATATTTTCATGCAGCTCTCCGCTTTCAAGAACCTGTGTCTTATAGACCTCATCAAAGGTTTTGAGGGCATCAGGGTCAGTTTTGAGCATTGCTGCAAGCTCCTCATAGGAAAACGGCTTATCTTTCTTATCGGTTAAGATGGCGCTGATTTGTTCAAACATGTCTTTTGTTTCAGTCATTTGTGGTCTCCTTTTCTAAAAAAGCCACCGTTTCTGTAGGAAAACAGTGGCAATGTATAAGTGATATGGTTTAGCTTGCAATGTACAACTCGCTGTTGGAAATGTTCTCCAGCCAGTTTTTGTTCATTACATTACCAAAACGATATTTCTTCTGCGACTTGTAGGACCAATCGCAGCCGGAAACGACATCACCGATGGCGTTCAAGTACAGCTCGCCGCTGTAAAAGTCGATATCGCCGGTTTTGTTGAATTCGTATTCGAGCTTGTCTACATGAGGTTCACGCTTCTTATAGATATTCGAATCGAGATTCTTAGCACGCCCTTCGTTCAGTAAATAAGCCAGATGAAAGTCCGTTACCTTATCGTTACGGTTATATTTCAAGCCACTAAGGATACTTTTACTTTCATATGGGATTACTTCGTGGAAGTTATCACTGCTGATGCAAAGACCGCACATATAGTCATCTTTTTCATCGCAGTAGGCCCACCACTCCAGACTCGCCATAGCAAGGTCAGCCATCTTATCGACAGCTTTTCCGTTAGTGACCATGTAAAAGCTTCCAACGGCGATACCGCGCTCTTTGACAGCTTTCAAGGTGTATCGAATTGCCGGTATATTCAGAGAGATTTCCCCACCGGTAAAGGTAAGAGAGCTGATATAAGCTCCCTTCTCAAAGTTGTCGAGAAAAGCATCGATGTACTTCTCCTGAATATCGATGCTTTCGGCATCTCCGCGCAGGCAGTGCGCACAGCACATATTGCACCGGCGCGTAACTTCTATGAATACATTGTTTGCGCCATAAATACGCATTTATTTCATGCCCTTTCTGTTATTCTTCCGCGCAATCCTCGTAGTCATCCGTGAAACTCTCGTTGCGGTCAACGACAACATTCACATCGGGCGGAGCGATTTTAGTCAGACCATAGTTCAAGAAGAACGAGCCGGGAATGTCATCGACATCGCCCCAGTTCCAGCAACCACAGTTGATTTCCAGCTGTCGTTTGCCTTCATCCGTCTTGAGATAGTCCATGACAGCACTGCGCAGGACGCTTTCTGGGTCATGGATTTGCTCCGGATTGTAGCTGAATTGCATCAGTGTGCATTCCGTTGCGGATAAGCCAATGACCTCATTGGCAACGATAGTGAATACTTCCATCGTAAGTTCCCTCCCCTCACGCGTTGACGACACCGCCGTGCTTGGCCAGAACCGCGTCTACGGTTTCTACGGGCACATACCCGTAGACCGTAGCCAGCGGTGCCTCGTCGTCTTCAGCAAACGGCAGAAACTCTTCGACCTCCTCAGACAAGTAGCTGAGTTCGACCTTAGAGTAATTGCCGTCCGACAGGTCTTCGTTCGGTATGCAGTAGTGCATGCTGCTTGCCTGAATCGACAGGTTGAAGCCGTCTGCACAGACTGCAATCGGCCGAAGCGCAGGGGTGCCGAAGATGGTTTTGGAAAAGGTCTTGCGGAGAAATTCGTTAACATTGTTGATAGCCATAGCGGTATACTTCCTTTCTGTTGTATGAGATGTTTTTTGTCAGATGTACTTTTCCCAGAAGCGCTCGAATTCTTCGTCCGGCATCTGGGCTTCGGTTTCATCCATCACGCGGTCGTAAGTATCGCTGGAAATGTCGGTCCCGACAAAATCAGCAACAGCCTCATGTCCGCGCTTTTGGATGGCATCCTTCAGGATAGCCCAGCGACATTCATGGATAGCGTCCGTGAGCGATTTGCCGTCGTGCGCTTCCCAATATTCGCCGGTCTGCTGGATTCGGTAGAACTCATCCAATGCGTTGTCGGCATCGTTCTCATCCATGATGTCAGAGACAAAATTGAGCGGGTAGGACTGCCCGTCAATTTCAACATCTGCATGGCTGAACGAGTCATCATCATCGGGGCTTGCGCAGCATTCGACAGCAAAAACTTCATGGGTTTTGCGGTTGGCTTTGCATGGCAGATTGAACATGGCACCGGAATCAAAGTAGGACTCGATGCAGGCATTGACCACATCGCTTACGGGAGACTCTGCAGCCTCCTGATACTCCGGCATGTGCCAGATGTCGATGCTTTCCTTGTTGGCATCCTCAATGTTGCGGACCTTTAAGACACGGACACCCTTCTTCTCCATGTGAATGACGGCGCGGCACAGGTCCACACGGATTTCGCGTGAATCCATAATGGTGCCACGGTCATTCTTAGGTAGGAAGATTTCAATAACTTTGTTGATGTCAGGGGTTTCGGCGACGAAGTAGACCTTGTCATCGTGAATTTTGAACATTGCATTACGCTCCTTCTTGTTCATACAAAAAGGGCGGGCTCCCTAAAAACAGGAAGTCCGCCCTTTAAGCGAAATTGTGAATGTACGAAAGGCATAAAACCCTTTCGATATGGAATGTTATCTATCGTACAATTTTTATTGTAGTCGGTTCGCACAAGCACGCAACTATGATTTGGGATTTGAACCGCAAAAACAAAATGGTCAGACAGAGCGTGCGACTTTGTCTGCAATTTAATTTATTGACAATTTGGTGCTGTGTTGGTATAGTTAGAGTGAAAGGAGGGTTGTATTGCAATGGATATTTATCAAGAGCAAATCAGAGACATCTTTGGCACCACCGACCTTAATCAGCTGCGCCAGTATGCTACACAGCTCAAAAGTGTGCCATGCACTCAAAAAAATCCACGCAATGCGGGAAGGAAATCTTGTTTATCTGAAGACCAGATAGTCGATATTGTGGAGCTGCATAATTCCGGTTTTAGTGCAGCTGCTATCGCGGATAAATACGAAGTTTCCCGCCAGACGATATACAAGTATCTCGACAAAGCTCAGCATTTCAGTGACGACCCGAATTATACTCTGCGCATCAACTACATGAACAGGCAGCAGCTCTGTACTACGATTGATGTTGATTTCCGCCACGAAAAAATCAAAATCAAAAACCATACAGATAAAATTCCTCTTCGCGCATTTGGTGTGGTGGAAGAACCTTCGTGGAAAGATTTCGAGATTTTCCTGCAAGACCGTTGCCTTCCTGTGAGCCGGGCCGGTATCAAGGAAATTCTGCGTGATATGGGCGTTCCTTTTTATGACCCGCTCCTTATCATCGAGAAGACGGAAGGCCGCATAGCAGGTGACCATCAGTGGATGCAGCTTATTAAGAGACCTGCCGCGTAACAGGAGGCCAATATGCAGCTTGTTGACTTCAACAACTTAGAGTCGCAAGAAACTCTAAATCACACATCTAAAGGCAATCAGCTGAAATGGAAGTACGACGGTTACTGGTATAAGGCTGACCACATGGGATACGAAGGCTTAGCCGAAAGCATCGTGTCTGCATTGCTTGAAAGGTCCAGCATCAAGTACCCTTTCGTGAAGTACGAATATTCCAAGATTTTATATCACGGTCGGACATACAATGGATGCAGAAGTGAGAATTTTATTCTCAAGAACAGCAGAGCCACGCTAATACCTCTCGAAAAGCTCTATCGCAGCTATACCGGTGGCAGCCTTGCCATTGATACTGCAAAGCAGGGTGATGTTCAAGAAAGAATCAAGTTCTTGGTTGATTTCGTTGAGAAGCATACCGGAATCAGAGACTTTGGACCATATCTGACAGCAATGCTCGAAGTTGATGCTTTCTTCTTGAACGAGGACCGCCACACGAACAACATCGCTGTTTTGTATGACGATACCGATGAGACCTATTCGCTCTGTCCGTTGTTCGACAATGGCTTGTCACTCTTATCCGACACCAGTTTGGATTTTCCTTTGGAACGACCATTAGAAGATTGTCTGCAAGCAATAGAAGCAAAGCCGTTTTCGCGGCATTTTGATGACCAGCTTGATGCTGCAGAGGGATTATATGGCATCCAATTAAGGTTTTCTTTTGGTTCGCATGATGTAAAGGACATAATCGATGTATTCCGTTCTGAGTATGGCAATGACATCTGCAATCGTTGTGAAGCGCTTATTCGTCGGCAGATGCATCATTATAGCTATCTCATACAAAAATGAAAACAGGGCAACGGCCATTGCGGTCGCTGCCCTATTGTTTTGCGCTGCTGCATGAAAAAAGCCGCCCACCAGAAGGTGAACGGCGCTATACAAAATTAAGTGATTTTATTCAAACCACCAAATTTCGTAAATACCCCTTTAAGGTTTGCAAATTCCGCAAGCCGAGTACCCTTCTTGGATGAGCTCGTCACGTGCCCCCATATAGTCGATTCGATTCTTTTGACTCATCGATTCGACTGCAGAGCAATCGGGCATGTGGAACTTCATGGTACTCGTGTTCAGAACGTATGTCTCGTCTATGACAAGTGAAGCTTTGTCCTGTTCATCCTTGGAATCTGCAGCACTACCGGCTTCAATCTGATTCTCATCATGATATTCACCGGAAGTGAAACTTACCTCTTTGCCATCCGAAGTGCAGTAAATATCACCCAGCAGGTCTGTGCGATAAACCTCAACACCTTTGTTTTGCAGCTTGTCGAGTGTTTCCTGATGTGGATGACCGTAACTGTTCCCTGTGCCACAAGAAATCACAGCATATGTTGGATTTACCGCATCCAGAAAAGCCTCTGAGGTAGATGTACTTGAGCCATGATGCCCTACTTTCAGAACCGTTGACTGAATGTCTTGTCCTGATGCAAGTATCACATTTTCTGCTTCCTGTTCAGCATCACCGGTAAAGAGGAACGAAGTATTCCCATAAACGATGCGCAGAACAATCGATGTGTTGTTTGTGTCATCGGGAACAGAATTAACACCAACTATCGTGAATTTCGCTTCCCCCAGAGTGTAAGTTTCACCCACATCCGGTATCGTGATGCCTCCGCCTTTTTGCTCCGCGTAGCTTGCAAAGTCCCGAAATGCTTTGCTGTCGTATTCTGTCACAGGGCATAGAGTCATGTCCGCAGTGACGGCCTCAAAAGCACCGGACAAACCGCCGATATGGTCTTCGTGTGCGTGGGTTCCAACGACATAATCCAGGTGTCCATCGGTTTCACGCTGCATAACAGAATATAAGAGGTTAGAATCATCTACATTACCGCCATCAATAAGCATTGAGTGGCCGTCACAGGTAACAAGGGCGGAATCCGCCTGCCCTACGTCTATAAAGTGAATGGTAAAGCTGCCGTCCACCGAACCGCCAGTTGTCTGCTCGCTGCTTGCAGCGCTTTCTGAGACAACCCCGATGCTGGATGGACTTTCCGATATTATCGGATTCTGACCGCAGCCGGTGAAGCTGAGTGCAAAGAGCGTAGCGATGATTGCCGCCGTGCTCCGGAATAGATTGTTTTTGAGTTTCATACTTTTTCTCCTTTCAACAAAAAAAGCGGACCTACCCCGCTATGGGATAAGTCCGCTTAAAATACAGATTGTGAATCCTACTGATTGCTTAGTATCTGTTCACACTTTATATTGTACGGCGTTCGTATATTTTGGCAAGCGCTATTTTTCCCCAAACTTGATGTCGATATATACAATCTCAAAGCACAACGCAGTGCTCAAGACAAATCCAAGAACAACATATGACGGATGGGTCAAGGACCAGCCAGGATTCGCTAGATACCCATGCCAATATCTAATGTTAAGTACAAAAATAAACACCGGCAGAATTAGATACCAGATGCTTTCCAGCACAATTTTGATATTTTTTCGCATCTCACTCGCCTCGAAATTCGAGCGGAATCATGGTCCGGCGCTTTTGGCTTTCTGAATACCAGATAACGCCAAATCCGACCAGGATAGCGAAAATGATGATTTTCAAAAGCTTCTTCATTTTTTCTCCTTTGCTGTCGCTTTATAATTTAGCTTTTGTCGAAGAGCTCACTATATTTCTCTCCTTTTTTAGAAAATTTTTATCGCTGCGAATATCTTTATGGCATCGTGATATTCGCAGAATAATTGTTTATGCTTTGCTCATTTTTGTCAGTCGCTTAGCAACTGATATGATGAGCCATTTCTGGGTTTTCTCTGAGAGTTGGCGGGGCTTGCATTCGATTTTCTTGCGAATCCCGCAGGTATTTTCGCCGTTGTAATATAGCAGAACTCCTATACCATCAGGAATCTCATCTTTGACTTTCTTGTATAGTGCTAACGGCATCGCATAGTAGTTACAGTGCCCCACAAAGTTGTGGCCATGGTCAGAGTGAAAGTCACTCACGGAAACCTTAATTTCTACGCAGGTGACGACGGTGTCGATGGTGTATGTATGTTTCGTTTTGTACAGCCTGCAGAACCGTTCCGTACAAGGTTCGTTTCGAAAATTCCAGTCAGAGATATCTTTGGGGCATGATACCTCCTGCATCCACTGCCGGATGGACGGCATAACCAAGTCTCTTTCCTCATCCCTGTACATTGAGAGTTTGCAGGTCCCACATTTTGTTTCTGATGTGAAGCACTCTTGAACCCGAACGAAGTCAACAAGGCCGGATTTTATCGAACCGCACTCGACAGGTACTTCCAGAGCGTCGAAGCCTTGACGGAACGAATCAACCCGGTATCCACCATAGTTGGCAGGACGCCAAACCTTTAGCGCTGACTCGATTTTCTGAGTTAGAAGAGTTTTTGCCATGGCCGCTCCTATCTTCACCGAACGATTTCATGTGCAATGACGTCGGATTCCGTACAAAACACATCGCTATAATCGTCCTCATCATCGCCAGGACAAACCGTGTGTTGATACGGTGCAGTGCCTTTTCGCTCGATTTCGATGCGCCAGATACCGTTCGTATAGCGCACTACCAAAATGGTGTCGTCGTCCAGAAATAGCCGAACTCCTTTGACATCGAAGCAACCTATTTCATCGACCCCATAGGTGGAATTATCCAGGCAGACAAGGTCATCACTCGACCCGTAAATTTTTACCACGCTGCACCTCACACGTTTTTCTGCTCACCGACGACAATGCGCGGAATGAACAGAAATTCAGTTTTTCTTGTTTCAGTGTTGGTTCTCCGAATGACCGTGCCATCCCGGATGATTTTCACACCGTCCTTTTTGATGACGGGCTTTTCATTGCCGACAAAGTTCATCAGTTCCAGCTCTTCAACAGTGTAGTTATCCCGGTGCAGCCATTCTGTGAGCTCACCGTCATCGTCGAAAACCGGGACAGCCTCGCTCCCCAGCGTGCTCCTTGCTTCAAACTTATTCATGGTTTTTGTCTCCTTGCAACAATCTTTTATGCGATTTATCGGAATTTTTTGGACTATATCTTAGTTTTGCAACATTCGTACAGCTGCAAAGACTCAAGTTGATGGCATTACCCAGCTTTCTTGGTTTTCTTGGTTTCGGGCTTTACGATTCCGCCGTTTGCGTCATAAACATTGTACGGAAAATCCCCATTGTTGACACGCTTGGCAACCCGCTGCCCGGTGGCAGTCTTGTAATACTGGTTCAGGCGATTGGCAGTACGGAAAAAGGCAAACCTTGCATACTGTGTGCCGCGCTTGACACGATTTTCGCGCAGCAGTTCGTCCCGCAGCGTGATAGCATAATGCTCGGCTTCGTTGTTGGTGAATCCAGAATAGAACACGTCCATGAATTTCTCAATGTAGATGGCGGGGACATCGTTCATGGCGGCTACAATGATAGCGGCTGTTGTGCCTGCGGAATTGAGTCCCGGCAGCGTAGCCTTCTTGATGCATTTGGTGGCAGATTCGATTTGCGTGCGGTATTTCATCAGCCATTCGCTCAAAGCTTCCTCGTGACTGAGGTTCGAGCCTGCGAACACGCGGCCAATGAGGTTTGCTGCGGAGAGAATCGTATTGTTCGTCCAGCTCATGTCGTAGTCAGACATCTGCACGCGATTTGCCATGGAGCGGATGTTCCCGGAATCGATGTGCTGAGACTTGGCGGCATTAAAGGTCACGTTCATACGCACGGTCACACCGGACTCAACGATAGCGAGTAGCCGATGTTGCCCATCAACCAGAGTACCATCGGAGGCGATGGCAATACCCTGATGCGTTGTATCCCAATGCCCTTCTCTCATGTCCTTTGCCATCTTTTTGACTTTAGCGACGTTGATGTTTCGATTATTGTCGTTTCTTTCAAGCCATCTTGCCGCCTGTTCGGGCGAGATTTCGTAGCCGTCCCGAGTTCTCTGATTAAAATTATAGCGTCCCATCTGTAATTCCTTTCTGCCTATGTGGGCATATGTCTGATATTTGTTATGTGATATTCAGAAGGATTTTCCGATTTGTGATTTTATTTGTGTTGGAAAACAACGCGCAACGTCCTGAAGTTGCGCTTGATACACCTCCTCTCATCGGCAGTAATAATCAGCCGAAACTGAGCTGTTCCGAATCGGTCGAGAAGAAAGCTGCCTTTTTCTTAGCCCGTTCTTTTGCGCTCTTGCTCATAGGCTTCTTTGCCCCATCCAGATGATGCTTGCTCTTGTACGAATACCCTTTCCAGGCAGCCTGATAGGAGAGGTATCCGTATCCGTTGGCGTTGTCCAGGACCGTATCGGTAGCCGTCTCGACCACAACATAGCGCGGCTGATTGGGCTTTGAAAGTTCAGGACTCTTCACGACACGGTAACTCTTCTTTTCATCTGCGCCGTACTTGGAAAACGGCAATGCGGATTCCTTTTGGGGTTTGGCTTTTGCCTTGGCACTTTCGGTATTTCCCTCAACAGAATCCACCAGTTCAGAGTCAAAGAACGCCTCATCGAGCGGCACATTGGAATTGTTCTGCTTATTTGCTTCTTCGATTTTCTGATACATGGCATCTTCGGCGCGGCGCATTTTCCAGACCTTGATGAGGGCTTTTTCCGGGAATGTGATGGCAAGTCCCTTTTCCGCCAGCATCTTTCGGACAGCAGGCGTAGCAAAAGACTTGTATTTTGCATACGGTCCTTCTTTGTGCTGCTCGATTTCATGGCTTACCTGAGTCATGTATTCCTCAAACGCCTTGTTCTGGTCGAGCCAGAACTCGACTTCGGAATAAGGAGAATCATGGTCCACAGTCTTTTGAAGTTCGCAACTCTTCGCATAAGCAAGACAAGCGTCTTTCACATCGGCAAAACCAAGCCCAAAATTATCGTTCAGAGTGTTTCGGCGTGCCCCGTCCATCACAAAATAGCGAGTTCCTTGCTTGATGATGGCGATACCGTCGCCTGAAGTGATGGCGGTGGGTTCTTCCGCATATCCGTCGTCAGTCCAGCGGTCGATAATCGATGCCGTATCCTGTACAAAGCCTTTTCGGCAGGTGTAATAATCCGCGCCGTTGTAAGCTCGTTTCGTGATGCACTTGAGGATTGCGTCAATCAGAGCGTCCTTATCCTTGATTTTTACGCTGTACATCAGGTTACTTTTCACGTTCCAGACAACGCCATATGGAAGACCCAGCGCAATCATAGAACACGCACACTGCAGAAAATGCTTGTGTGCCAGACTGCTGATGAACTTGATGCAGTAGACGGTGTTGTTCTTTACGACATCCGCAAGGCCCGAAGTATAAATCACTTTATGGTCATTAGTATGGATGTCGATATCTCCGCGTGCCTGAACATACTCATCGGGAGTGAACACGGTGCCAAGCCGCATACTGAGCGACATTTTGGCTTTTGCGTTCACAAAAGGAGGCTTGACCTGTTTTACATACCGGCACTGATTCGTTTCAAGCGCCGTGAGCAGCAGAACCTTATCCTCGACCGTTGCACCCTTCTTGATTTTCAAATACTGCATGTCCTTGTGTAGGTCCATGTAATAAGCGAGTGCATCATCGATATCATAGGAATTAAAGAAGCCCGCCTGCATGTAGATACTGATACAGGGGGATAAATCAATCATTGCGTCTGCTGTTTGTACATCAATGGTCGTATTGTCATCGCGTTCAATCGGTGTGACTTCCAGCAGCTTATAGCAGGCATCCACATCTTCGATGAATTTGTGGTCGAACATCTCGGAGAACGAAAACGGATGCCGGAACACGCAATTCATTCCAGTCGGAGTCATCAGGGATTTATCGCTCAACGGATGGTCATAGTTCACGAAGATAATCCGCTGCTTTCCTCGGCTTGCTGCGACACAAAACAGATTCCGAAGAATCTCATATCGTGACATCGGCTTGCTTGTGCGGGACGACCAGTATTCTTCAGTGAAATCGAACACGACACAGATAGGTCGCTCCATACCTTTGCTGCCGTCAAATGTTGTGAAGATACCAACATCCGAGGAGGGTGCTACCGCCTTATCCCCGTCATTGTCCGCGATACTTGCATAGACGTGATGCTTGTCATAGAGGTTTCCGGGGCGATTTTCCAGGTCATTGAGCACCTTTGTCATAGCTCCGATTCGAGCGCCCAGACACAAAACATCTTTCGGGTTTTGTTTATTCAGAAACTCCGTCACCTCATCGACCGACATCTGTTCCACGATGCAGGAACCATTTACGCCGTTGATGGTCTTGCCCCAGATATTGCCGAGTCGTTCTGCCAAGTCATGAGAAATACGGAAGCATTTCGTGAAAACCACCTGTTCATGGCGGCCGAGAAAATCCTGCATAAACTCCCAGACATCCAGTGCTGTATCATCGTAGATTTTCTGCTTCATATCGCCCACTGCGACGATTTGAAGGCCCGGATTCTGAGAACGAATATATTTGAGCAGTTCTGCAATCTCGTCATTGATATCCTGATACTCGTCAATGATAAGAGTATCAATCGGCGGAATCGGAATTTTCTTTTCCAATACCATGGCAAGCTGTTCGCCCTGTCCGCAATTCCGGATTCCCTTTTTGTTCAGTAGCAGGCTTGCAAATCCATGATAGTTCTGAACCAGGACATTGCCATTCTTGATTTTGTCTTTGGCATCCAGTTTGAGCAGTCGGTTATAGGTCAAGTACAAAATACGCCGTTCTGGCGGGTACGCATCACAGAGCACATTGATGGTAGATGTTTTTCCGCTGCCAATGCAGGCGTCACACAATACGTTCTTGCCCGACAGTGCCAAATGTACGAACTCCTGCTGTTCGCTTGACAAGTCGTTCAGTGTCATAGCCATATCTCCTTGAAAAACAAAAAGCCCCGGCAGCATCCAATTCAGATGCCGTCAGGGCACAATTTTTATCTTATTAGGGTTATTATATCTGATTCGCACAGATGTGCAAGGCTTTTTACTATGTTTATTTTTGTTTTTTGGGCAAAAAAGAACGCCCACCCGCAACTTGCGAATGAGCGCATAGTCTTGTACAGCCTTGATGGTTGTTGTCGTTGGTGTTCCGCTTTACACGATACGCCGCAAATATGACTTGTTGATTTCCACCAGAAGCTCCTCAATTTTTCCAAAGTCAGGCTTAGCAGGAAGAGAGGTTTTCCTCACGTCATCCTGAAATCTCTTTTCAAGCGCATCAACAAACTCAAAGAATTCGGGTGCGTACGACCCGTCTTCACGCAGGTACTTGCCGTTGCGAATCGCCAACAATTCCTCGCGTTCCTTGTCTCGGTGAGTGATAATCTCGCCTTTTTCCAGAATATCGAACGCCGTGTAGTACAACCGCACAATGTGCATCGCGTGTTTGTTGATGTGGGCAGCATCTTTTTGTGCTTTCGGATGCTGCGGCTGCTCATACTGGTCGATGGTCGTAGTCAGACTCTTTAGCAGGGACTTGAGAGAGATGACCGGATAATCGTTCAAATTGCCGGAAATCAGGAGCGGATGTTTGCCTTCTTCATCCGCATCTTCGCTGATGGAGATTTCAAAAATGTCATCCTTACCCCAACCGGCAATCGACCGTTCCAGGCTCCTCTTCTCAAATTTGTTCTTAAATGCTTCCGGCGAGGTCCCATTCCGAAGAAGGCCCATCTGCAGGCGTCTGAGCTGGTCGTTTGCAAAGCCGCCGTAGCTGTAGGCAATACGCCGCGTCAAGAACAGTGTCCGATTGTCAAGCAGCATTTGGCCTTCCGGTGTCATATTAACGTACAACTCCGGGTCATTGCCAAGAAGTTCGATAATGTTGGGGTTGCCCTGCACAAGCAAACTGACGAATTTGTTGACCGCGTAGATGACGGTATCCGTTTGGTTATCGATTGCCTGCTCAAAATGATTGAATCCCAAAATTTCAGGCGAGCCTGCCACGCCACGGATATCGATGTCAGAGCCTTCAACGTTGGTTCCGTAAGCATGGCTGCCGCCGACGGTCAAAAACAGGATGTTATCTCCCAGATGTTTGTTGGTACGTAAAAAATCGTATTCTTCGCGTTGGAAAATTGCTTTCAATTCTACATTGGTCACTATATCACTTCCTTGCTATTTTATGTCAACGCGACACATTCATTTTCAATCCGAACCCACTTTTCCGTGTTTCTGTCATATTCCAGAACATCTTTGGCTACAACATTGCCGCACTCTACATACTCTAAAATATGTCGCACACGCATGGGTCGCGTGGATTCCCGTGCCATTCGTAGCGCCATATCTCTGTATTCGATTGTATATGCAGGCTCGTAGGTTACATACGGGCATCCTTCTGGTTGTACCTGCCTACCTAGTTCAAAGTACGACTGGACGTAACCGTTATGAAGAGTCTGAAGAATAGCACGAGCGCTTTCTCTATCACCTTGCTGTTCAAATGCTTGTGCAATTTCGTCCATGAGGCGAGAAAAGTGCGTAATGTCTTGGCTGTTTTTTGCGAAAATCAGTTTCCGAATCAGCAACGCTTCATCTTGATTCACTGTGTGCCTCCTCTTAGGTGTGCTTTTCCGTTGATACCAAGAAGACTTTTTTGGAAAAAGTTCCCTTCTCTGCTTCCTTCTGGCTTCGAACCTGTTCTATTTCCCGCTTGGAAACAGCGCAGGTCTTACCCATAGCGTACAGGACCTCCATCACATCTGCCATTTCCTCAGCACAGTCCAGAACGCTCCGTTCCTTGGAGGTGTACGCTTCCAACAGCTCCTTTACTTCTTCCTGTAATTTTTCTACCAGAGCGTCTTCATACTCCTTGTCGGACAGCTTACGGGTTACACAGGTCTCACCGCTCTTTTCGATAATTGCCGGGATGTTGTCCCGAACTAATTTCTGGTACATCATAGGCTTATGCTCCTCCCAGTTTACAGCGCCGCAGCGGCATGCGCAGCTCACGACAGGTGTTTGCGGTTTCTCGTTCATTCTCGGCTCCTTCAAAGAATATTATCTCACTATCGTGCTTTTCCCGCAACAGCAGGTGCTATTTGTTTGCAATCTGTACATATTTATGTCCCTACAAAAAAGAAAGACCCCTACCGTTTTCGGTAAGGGCTTTTTTGCTATTATTTCTGAAGTTTCCAAATCTCGACATTCAGGTTTGAGGCTTTAGCCGCATCGCTGATGATGGTGAGAACCATGTTCCAGTCACCCCCAGCAAGGCCGCAGCCTAAACCATATGGCAGCCGGATGGTTGCGTCCCGATTCTTTTGGGCACAGTCCTTAAAAAACGAGAACAGCGCAGCTGCGAGTGCAGCGTAATTCGTCTGTCTTTCGCTCCGACCATAGCCATCCTGACCGAACAAATTCACAATATACAGCTTCGGTCCAACCAAAACCTCCTGATACATTCCGAGCTTGTTTCCGTCGCTGCCGTAGCAGAGCCCCAGATAACGCCGATACACGACCGGCCACTTGTTTCGGATTTGCAGAGCGAGCCCGGCTCCCATCACGCCACGGCAATTTACCTGCTGGCAGATGTAGGTCAGTTCGTCTTCAGAACGTTTGGAAAGGATATCGCCGTCAATGAATTTCACGCTCATCTCACTTACTCCCCTTTCCAAATTTCGAAGCATTCCCTGGATAAATAGCATAGTCTGTGCCATAATCAACGTTATTGTCTCGGTATACGAGCTCTACATTCGACATGCTGGTATAGAAAACCTTGTCTCGGTAACGGCTATCACTGATTTCAAATTTGATGTTTTGCCCGTTGTCCACGATTTCGTAGCTTACGAGAGCGGATACGGTCCAAATGTTGTCGTAGCGAAAATGAATGTAATTGTATTCCGGTACTGTCTCAGCACTTTCTGGTGTAGACAATATCTGACCCGGGATATCTTCGAGTTCAGACATCGTAGTACTTGTCACAGTGCTGATTGCGTCCTCACAGCCAGCCAAAGGCATAGCCAGGCAGCATAATGCCAAAGCAGTTTCAATAAATTTTTTCATGGTAATTTCCTCCGTTTGATTTATATTGTACGCAACTCGCACAAAAGAAAAAGCCACCCAGCAGCCATACGGCTCCCGAGCAGCTTCGTGTGAATCCTATTGTGTGAATAGTATCTCTCGTACAAATCTGATTGTATAAGATTCGCACATCAGGTCAAGTCATACTGGCAGCTACGCATCCTGGCACCTACGGTTCCAACAACAAAGAAGCGCAGCTACGCAAATGAGCAAAAAGAAAAAGCCGCTCACCAAAAGGTGAACGACTTTCAAGCCAGGCCATTTTAACCTTGATTCATACTGCAGCTAGAAACAAAGCTTAAAGGCAACGTTTGGAAAAAATGAAGAATCACTTCTTCATGAGGGCGTACTCATCCACGGTGGATGCGTTGAGCTTGGACTGGTCTTCCTCCGTGTTGAAGCCAGTTGCACTCGCAACTTCCTTGTCGAAGTACACCTTGCGGAGACTCTTGTCCCCTTCGGCACGCACGCAGTCAGGGACGCGCACGAGAACCGGATGGTCAAGGTCTTCGGTGTCACCGTCGCCTCACAGGATTTCGGTGACAATGTGAGGGCAATCCTCACTGGGGAGAGCGACGTGGGCAAAACCGGTAGGTTCACCAGCTTCGTTCACGCCTTCGATGTTGATTCCGTCCGAAAGGACGCCTTCGCCATCGACCTGGGCGGCGATTTCGCAGCCGTTCTCGTCCTTGACCACAAGGTCAAAGTGAGCTATGTTGGCTGCGTCAAGGATGCCGAGAAGCTTCAGGGCATCCGCAAGGTTGATTTCGGTGGGTTCCTGGCTGCCATGACGGGTGGCACGGATGTAAAGATTTTCGAACTTCATAATTATTACTCCTTTTTTTACAGTCTACGCAGAATGTTTGCGTAGTGTTTTCGTACTTTCGTACGATTTGAATTGACTAAGCTGTTCCAAAATTTAGAGCAGCTTGCGGATTTATGTTAAACACGGGGACAAGTGTTTCCGTGGAGAGTTACGCAAAAGAAAAAGGACAACCTCGGAATGAGGCTGTCCTTGCAAAAGCGGAATGTTAAAAATGAAGGTAAGTGGTATCTTTGATACAATAATCATCATAGCCATCTCGCACACCTTGTCAAACAAAAAAAGACCCCGCCCGCATTTTACTGCGAGCAGGGTTTTCACTTGTTCTTTTAGCTATTAGCCCTCAATGACGAAGGTGTAGCTGTCCTCTTTCATTGCGACAAGGCCCTTGAGCGTCTGGCACTCGGCTTCGTCCAGGAATGCCTTGATAGTCAGGCTGGTATCTTCGTTATCCTGCCATTCGGGGCGCATACGGACAACGAGGTCATGCAGCTCACCGACGACATAGGCCATCAGGTCCTGGTCGGCCAGAGCCTCACCGATTGCCTCATCATCGTATTCGACGGGGAAGCTGATGGAAGCAGCAAGACCGTCGAGTTCGTCAAAATCTTTGGGGCGAATCACGCTGGCTTCAAGTTTCAAGATACTGGTGTTCATTGGGAATATCTCCTTTTAGATTATATTTATGCAGTCCTAGAAACCATCTTTTACCTTTCAACCTGCTTGACTCTATTATACGGTCTTATACTTTTCAATCTGTTTCGAGCTTTTATTTTGCCGTACTTGCTATACTGTGCAAGCGTATATATCCGTTTGTTTGCTCTGGTGTACTGCATAAGTATTATTGTATGCAAGTCGCATAAGGTGTCAAACTTCTTGTATTTGCCTTGGCGTTCAACACAAATCAAGACTTTTGGAAGGTCAAAAGCCTCACAAGTCAAGACCTTTAGAGGGGCCGAAAACAACACAAATCAAGAATTTTGCTTCACCAGCTCTTACCGCCATGTACGCCGCACACCAGGCAAAATGCCTCATCGATACTTCTGCAGTTCATCGACCGGAACCCGTGCGGACCGGTCAGCATGTTCCCGCAGAGGACGTAGGTTTCGCTCATGCCCCGGCCACTGACGCTGATGGTATTTCCGAAGACATGAACGGCTGAACCGTCTCGGCACATTGCAAACATATTACGCATCTCACTTTCTGCCTCATTTCTTTTCATTCTAGGCAAATCGCATAATGAGTCAATTTCTGACGTTCTGGAATGAGCATTCCATTGGGGCGGTTTTCTCCTCTTTAGCCTGCTGTCAACACAAAAAGAAAAAGCCCCACCTGTTTATGGCAGGTAGGTCGTTCTTCATGCTGAGCACTTTAATTCAGGTCCCATGTTAGAGCCTTCCACCGCTCTTTCAAGCGCCCATCGAACTCTTCAACATTCACCCGCTGCGTGTGGTCTGAGATGCCACTCACCTGCTTGTATTCAGAGCGTGCCCATTTGTTCCAGGTGGTATAGGCATCTCGCAGCTTCTGCGCTTGTAGCGATGAATCTGCCATACGCCTGCGCTGCTTGTTGAGTTGCCGGTTGTTGTATTGCTGCAGGTATCGGTATTTTGAATAGTATGGGTCTTTCTTGTTGTTTGCCCGAATGCTTTTATCTTTGCAAGCCTTGCTGCAGTATACCTTGTTCCGCTGACTCAAACGGAAAGTCTTTCCGCAGCAAGGGCAAATAGCAATCTTTTTTGAGAAATCCGGCACAAAATTGGCGTAGTATAAATCAAGCAGGAGATATTCACGCAGGTCTTTTACCGTGTAGACCTGAACAATTCGATTGCCCAACAGAGCAAAGACCATCGTGAACTGGTCAGCTCCGAAAAGCATCTGGTTACCTTCGAATCCCTTAGCATTAACACCAGAATGCATCGCCAAAGCAGCATCTATATCAGAAAAAACATTCTGGACAAGATTGTGAGTATAGGCCAAAGCTTCTTTTGCAGTGGCCTGATTGTTTTCCTGGCTAGTATCGATGTAATCCGAAAAGAATTGATTGACAAGGGGCTGCCCGGAAATGATTTTGATGGCTTCATTTGCCGGAAAGTTCGACAACTCCAAAAGCGGCTCTTCAGGAGACGGGCGGTGTTTTGTGAAGTAGTTGTAGAAATCTATGGTGTCGGTTCCAATTTTGTGTTTCGAAAGAACGGTGGCTTTGCTGTTATGCAAGTTCACTTGCAAAAGTATACCGTCATAAAACGCAATGTTCATATGTTCACCTGCTTATAAAAAAGGAGTCTTGCCCGCTTTTGCAGGTAAGACTCCCAATCAACTTTACTTAATCATCCAGGTTAAAGATAAAGCCTTCCGGTTTCATGGTAACAAGGCCGCCACGCGACTGAACTTCACTGCCATCGATGGAAATATCCAGCGTCAGGCTGGTAGCCTCGTTGTCCAGCCAGTTGGGGCGCAGGTAGCTAACGATTTCGTACAACGCTACAACAGTGCGGACAATCAGCTTCTCATTACTCAGCGTTTCTTCAACCGTTTCATCATCACCTTTTACGGGGACGCTGATGGAAGCAGAGATGCTTTCGAGCTCGTTGTCATCATCCTCGCGGAACGCGGTAGCTTCGAATTTTAAGGTGCAAGTATACATGTTGGTATTCCCCTTTGTGTGTGTTACGGGTTTCTTCTTACACCTTTAATTCTACGCAGTTCGCAAGGACGGTCAATCGGTCCAGTAGCGTGGAATCCGGCTAGGTCGGATTTCTCAAAAAAA